CAATAAAATGGCACGTGGATTACGTGTACCAAGTAGCTATTTGCCCACTGGTCCAGACGACAGCGATCGTACAATGAGTGACGGGCGTGTAGGTACTGCACTTATACAAGAATATCGCTTTAACCAGTATTGCGAACGCCTGCAGAAGCTGATTATGCAAAAACTCGACGACGAGTTTAAGATGTTTTTAAAGTGGAGAGGTTTTAATATTGACGGTAGTTTATTTGATATTACCCTATGTGAGCCACAGAACTTTGCAAGCTATCGCCAAGCAGAACTAGATACTACTAGAATTACTGCGTTCCAAGGACTTGAGCCATTACCTTATTTGAGCAAGAGATTTTTGCTCAAACGCTACTTAGGTCTTAGCGAAGAAGAGATCATGGAAAATGAACAAATGTGGCGTGAGGAACGTGATGCTCCTGAAGTAGAGACTACACAAGGGCAAGATTTGCGTAGTATTGGTATTACGCCTGCAGGTATGGAACAAGACATTGCCACAGGCGAAGAGCTTGCCGGAGCCGAAACTGGTGCCGCAGACGGTGCTCCTCAAGACGGTGCAGCCCCTGCTGTAATGCCAGGAATAGCTGCCCCTGCAAGTGGGCCCGGGGCATAAATACCACATGATTCTCAACGAAATATATGAAAAAGAACCTAACGCTTATCAAGACCTAAGTCAAGATAATAGTCAGGTTAAGTTGGGCGACTTTCGTAAGACTCGCTTAACTCTGCGTCAGCTTAATAAGCTGCGTCAGATGAATGACGTTAGAACTTACGAATACAAAGAAAAACTTAAGCTGGTGCGCCAACAATATGCACCTGCTCCAGAGCCTCCGGCAATGTAAATCAATTTTACACGACTGTAACAAAACTGTCACAAACTTTGTCATTTATGACAGTTTTATGCCGTAAAACTACCAATATTACGAGATATATGTAAATATATTCACGAGCCATAACAATTGGAGGAGACTCATGAACAAACTTGAACAATTAATTGAATACGTTATTAATGATGACGAATCAAAAGCCCGCGAACTTTTCCACGAAATCGTTGTAGAAAAGTCACGTGAAATCTATGAAAGCCTCATGGATGAAGAAGCAGTTAACGAAGCTGACGAAGATGAAGACGAAGAAGAGCTAGACGAAAGTTTTGGCGATCCTGAAGCTGACTCCTCTGACAACCTTATCAACGACGTAGAAGTTGAAGAAGAAGGCATGGCAGAAGACGACGAAGATGCTGAATTTGACGACTCAGCTGAAGAAGACGGCGAAGATCTAACTCATGACGAAATGGGCGGCGAAGAAGATTTAGAAGACCGCGTAGTTGACTTGGAAGACAAGCTTGACGAACTAATGGCCGAATTTGAATCTATGATGGGCGGCAATGAGCCAGATGGTGACGAGTTTGGCGGTGATGACGTTGGTGATGACATGGGCGGCGACGCACTTGCAGCTGACGATGCTGAAGCAATGGGTGCTGATGACGGTGAAGAAATGACTATGGAAGTTAGCGTTCGCCCAATGGGAGAAGCAATTAACTTAAAAGCAGCTCCAACTCCAGTAACATCTGAAGAAGGCGGCATTAACAAAAAGTCTACAGTAGCAGCTAACGCTGGTGCACGTGGTGCTATGGCAAGTCCTGTAAAAATGACTGGTGATATTGCACAAGGACGTCCAGCTCCTGGTACTAAGGAACTTATTGGTAAAGTAGGTAACAGCCCAGCACAAAGCACTGGTCAAAAGTTAACTCCTGCTACTAAGCCACATTTAGCTCAAGCAACTGGTGTTAACACTAAGTCACCATTGGCAAGAAGTTAATAAGAATATATGGCTCGATATCTAAAAGAACAGCTCAGCTTTACTCAGGCAAGGATTGAACTCCTTACTGAGGAAGCTGCTGACGGTTCTGGTAAAAGCCTATATATGAAAGGTATTTGTATCGAAGGCGATAAAGTAAACGCCAACGGTAGAATATACCCAGCGCACGAGATCCGCAAAGCAGTAGACACAATCAATGGTCAAATTAAAGAAGGACATTCAGTACTAGGTGAAGTTGATCACCCTGAAGATCTTAAAATTAATCTTGATCGTGCAAGCCATATTATTGAGCATATGTGGTGTGAAGGTGCTATTGGTTACGGTAAACTCAAGATTATTCCTACACCTATGGGACAACTAGTTAAAACTATGTTGGACAGTGGTGTAAAACTAGGTGTCAGTAGTCGTGGATCAGGAAATGTCGACGACAGGACAGGACATGTCAGTGACTTTGAAATCGTCACTGTGGATGTAGTTGCCCAACCCAGTGCTCCGAATGCATACCCAAAAGCAATCTATGAAGGCCTCATGAATATGAAGTACGGTCATAGATTACTCGAAGTAGCTCGCGAAGCTGGCACGGACAACAAGGTGCAAAGATACCTGAAGAGCGAAGTAGTAAAGCTCATCAGAGATCTTAAAATCTAAGGAGAAATAAGCATGTTAGATGCTATTAAGCCATTACTAGATAGCGATTTGATCACCGAGGAAACTCGTCAAGAGATCAGCGAAGCTTGGGAAGCCAAGATGACTGAAGCTCGTGAACAAGTTCGTGCAGAACTCCGCGAAGAGTTTGCACAACGCTATGAGCATGATAAAACAGTGATGGTGGAAGCCCTAGATCGCATGGTAACAGAAGGTCTTGCCGCAGAGATTCAAGCAGTTCAAGCTGAAAAAGCTCAACTTGTTGAAGATCGTGTCAAATTCCAAGGCAAAATGAAAGAGTCTGCTAGTAAGTTTAACAACTTCCTAGTGACTAAGTTAGCTGAAGAAATTGGCGAATTGCGTAAAGATCGCAAAGCACACAATGAAGGACTAGAAAAACTAGAAGGCTTTATTGTACACGCTTTGGCACGTGAAATTCAAGAATTCGCACAAGACAAACGTGACGTGGTGGAAACCAAAGTACGTTTAGTGCGTGAAGCACGTAGCAAACTGGAAAGTCTAAAAGCAAAATTCATTAAAGAATCTGCTTCCAAGATGGGCCAGGCTGTTAGCAAGCATTTAAAGGCTGAACTTAGCCAGTTACACGAAGACATTAAGATTGCTCGCGAGAACAATTTTGGTCGTCGTATCTTTGAAGCATATGCCGCTGAATTTGGAGCTACTCACTTAAATGAGAAAGCCGAAGTTCGTAAGTTGCATGATATGATTGCACACAAAGATAAAAAACTGTCTGAAGCCATCAAACTCAGCGAAAACGCAAAAGTTTTAGTTGAGAACAAAGAACGCGAACTGCGTGTGATTAAAGAGTCCAATGAACGCGAAGGCACAATGGAACTTTTACTTGCTCCTCTTAACAAAGAGAAACAAGACGTCATGCGTAATTTGCTAGAGAGCGTTCAAACTTCACGTTTGAAGAACGCCTTTGAAAAGTATCTACCAGCTGTGTTACACGATCGTTCAGTAAAAACTTCAAAAGTTATTACAGAAAACGTATCAGTAGCCACTGGCGATAAATCTGTCCGTACACATGATGAAAATACCGAAGCCGAAAGCAACGTTATTGACCTCAAGCGGTTGGCAGGAATTTAAGAAAAACAAGGAGACTTAAATGTCACAAGAACTATTAGAAGGTCGTTGGAATGAGACCAAAGAAGCGTTAATGGAAGGTCTTAACGGTTCTAAACGCAATTCCATGAACGTTATCCTAGAAAATACACGTAAGTATTTAAAAGAGAACGCATCATCAGGCTCAACTGCATCTGGCAACATCGCTACATTAAACCGTGTGATTCTTCCAGTTATTCGACGTGTTATGCCAACAGTTATCGCTAACGAGTTGGTCGGCGTTCAGCCAATGACAGGTCCAGTTGGACAAATTCACACATTGCGTGTACGTTATGCTCAAAGTTTGACAGACACATCTGCTGCAGGAACATCTGTAACAGCTGGTCAAGAAGCTTTGTCACCATTTACAATTGCACAAGCATACTCTACAGTACCACAAAATACTGCAAGTACAAATACATATACTGGTGGAAACACAAGTACAATGGAAGGTACTGGCGGTAAGCAGATTTCTGTTCAAATCTTGAAACAGGCTGTTGAAGCACGTACACGTAAGTTGCAAGCACGTTGGACATTTGAATCTGCACAAGATGCACAAGCCATGCATGGTATTGACGTTGAAGCAGAAATTATGGCAGCTCTTGCACAAGAGATTACTGCTGAGATTGACCAAGAGATTCTCTTGTCATTACGTACTTTGGCTGCAACTGAGTACACATACAACCAAGCTACAGTATCTGGTACTGCTACATTCGTTGGTGACGAACATGCCGCATTGGCAGTTTTGATCAACCGTGTTGCTAACTTGATCGCTCAACGCACACGTCGTGGCGCTGGTAACTGGGCTGTTGTTTCTTCAGCTGCTTTGACAGTATTACAATCTGCAACAACTTCTGCTTTTGCTCGCACTACAGAAGGCACGTTTGAAGCTCCTACAAACACTAAGTTTGTTGGTACATTGAATGGCGCAATGCGTGTGTTCGTTGACAGCTATGCTGCTGACACAACACCAGTATTGGTTGGTTACAAAGGTACAAGCGAAGCTGATGCAGCTTCATTCTATTGCCCATACATTCCGTTGATGAGCAGTGGCGTTGTATTGGATCCATCAACCTTCGAACCAGTAGTAAGCTTTATGACACGTTATGGTTATGTTGAGTTAACAAACACAGCATCATCATTCGGTAATGCAGCTGACTATTTGGGCGAAATTGCAGTACAAAACTTGTCTTTCTCCTAATCAGAGAAACACCTACCCAAGGGATGGGAAGGATCAAAAAAGCACCCTCGGGTGCTTTTTTGTTGGGGTAATTTTGCATCGCTAAATAAAAATGCTCGTGTAGCAATCTTGTCCTGCATAGGGCGGGACTTGAACGACACACACATACACAGGAGAAAAACATGAGCAAAACACCTTACGAGATTCGTCTCGATCTTTTACATCTGGCCAAAGAAATACTTCAAACGCCAATACATGACAAGCGCAGTAATTTAAGCGATGAATATCATTCCAAGCTGAATGATGCTAATCGTGGAACTCTTCCGTATCCAACCATGCCTGATTTTCCAAGTACCACAGACATTGTGGTCAAGGCTGAAGAACTTAAAAAGTTTGTGGACGCAGCGTAATTAAAAAGCACCTTTGGGTGCTTTTTTGTTTTGTATATGCTAAATATTTTACAGGAGATTTACTATGAAACGAATTTTAACAACATTAATTGCAATGTGTCTAACAACTACACTTGTTATTGCTCAACAAACACAAACGCCAATTAATATTACAACTCTTACCGCACAACCAAGTCCGGCACAATTTACCCTTTATTCTGGGTTAAATGCAACCTTTACTTTCAACACACAAAATACCACAAACGCACAGTTCTGCCAAGGCACTGACACCTGCACTTTGCCCACTGCATCAACAGGACCAAATGCTTACACAGTTTCTAACACACGCTGGGGCACGTACAAACTCAATAATCCCAATGCAGGCAGTTGTTCTCCTAGTGTGACGTTCAATGGTTTGCAATATTGTTTGTTAGAGTTCCACTTTCATGGACCGTCTGAACACTGGGTTAATAATTCAGCCACTGACTTAGAAGTGCATTTTGTTTATTTCAAATTGGATGATTTTACTTCGTCACCCACTGGATTGTGCAATGCAGACAGTTTGTTGGTATTAGGACAAAGAATGGTTGGCAATGGTGCTACACCAAATTCAGCTTGGACCAATGTGTTTAATGCAATTCCAGCAGTTAATAATACCGGAGCCTACTCGGGTCAAACAGTGAGTTTTAACATTGCCAGTATGATGGGCATTGCCAATTTTAACACAGCACCCAGTTATAGATACAGTGGCGGGCTAACTGCACCTATTTCCATTGCTACACTTGGGTTGTCACAAGGGAATCAAACCACAAGTTGTGTCGCTAATACAAAACCAGGCTCGCCGTATGCTAGTAATTTGTGGTGGGGAAATCCACAACGTCAGTTAACTCAAGGAGCATATCCTCAGGTTGTTTCATGGGTGTTGTTTAGACAACCTATTCAATTATCAGTGGCACAAGTACAACAGTTCAAAACTGCTTTCCCTGATGGCAATGCTCGTGCCGTGCAACCAAACGGTGGTGCCACAGTTTACTTTGCTAATCCAAACTGATTAGTTTTTTAATATCTTTGTGCTTAACAATAATAACATTACGGATTTCTCCATCAATTTTGATAGGTAAATCTAAGTGTATGCTAATACGTGGGCCTTCGATCTCGTTTATTTGAGTATCGTTGCCCACAGTTCCTACAAACGGAATCTTGTTAAAATAACCAAATACACGGTCGCCTATAAAGTAAGTAGGCTTGTATCCAATTCGATTAAAGTAGTCTGCTAAGTTTCCCATATGTTTATTGTACAATATTTTGCCTTTATTGTCAACGGTTTTGTTGGCTATGGCGTTGTATATATAGCAGGAGAGATTCTGCTATTAACCTAAAGGAAACTTATTATGAAATCATTTATCGCAACTCTTGTAACATTGATCGCAGTATCAGCTTTTGCTGCAGATGCTCCTAAAGCAACTACACCAGCACCTGCTGCAACTCCTACTCCGACTACAACAGTAA